CTACACCATCGCGCATTCGCTCAAAGCCGCGATTAACGATGGTTGCTGTGCTCTCAGTTTTAACCCCAATATCCGTCACGGCAGCAACCGACTTGCCGCCCATGCTTTCCATGTCGCTAGCCGCATCGTTGGCCGAGTCACCCATATTATCTACGCCAGTCGCAGCAGTAGTGGCGGATGATTCGATTTCTTTGCCCATGCGCTCGGCAGCAGATTCCGTCTCACCCATCTTCGCGGCAGCGTCGACAACCTCGGTCTTGACGGTTTCAAAACTGGTAACAGCAGCGTCGATATAGTCTGTGCCTTGTATGTCTTCCCACGCCTTACCAAACGCGACGGAAATATCCTCACCGGCAGGCATGAGTTCTTCATCCAACTGTGAGCGTAAGGCAGAAAAGCTAAGGTCACCGTTAAAGATTGCTTGAATGCCCTGCCATCCCGACTTTGCCAGATCAAGAATGCCAGTCCAAAAGTTCTTCCAGTTGGTAACCATCGCCCCGATGACAATGCCAAGCCCAGCCCCGACCGCATTCCAGTAACCGACAACGGTGTTAACCCACGTTTTAGCCCACGTAACAATCTGCGTGAAGAAGCCTGAGAATTCGCCCTCGGTAGCGCCTAAAGCACCGGCAATATCGACCTTGAAGAAATCGACGAATGCCTGCCCGACGCCACCAAACCACGTGAAGAAATCTGAAAATTTCGTGGCAACCAAATCCCACGCGGCTTTGATAATGTTGCCGACCTCTACGGTTTTGCCGCCTATCTCAACCTGCTTGTCACGGAACACATAGAGCGCCGCGCCTACCCCAGCAAGAATCCCCACCAGCAAGCCAATCGGGTTTGCCAGCAAAGCCGCAGTCCATGTTTTTGTAGCAGCGGTGGCTAATCCAATCGCGCTGCGAACCTTTCCTAAAAGGGTTGGCAGTTTGGCAAATGCAACGCCAACAGCGCCAGCACCGAATAAGGCTGCGAGGTCTTTGCCTGCCTGCATGATGCTTTCAAAATTCGTTACAACGTAGCCAAGAGCAGGGGTTAGCTTTTGAACAATGGTTGTCCCGAGGTCTAGCATCACCAGCCTGATCTTGTTCTTCAGCAGGTTCGACATAAAACCAGCAGTCTTTGACATCTTGTCGTACGCCGCTTCGGTCTGGCCTGCCTTTTCCTCCATATCGTCCATAACGTCGAGGAACTTAGCACCACCATCGGTTGAAGTCAGGAACATGACAGAGCCAAGCGCCTCCACCGAGCCAAATAGCTCTGCCAGCTTGTCGCTACTACCGCCGGTCGCCTCTTGAATCTCGCCCAAGAACCCGACCAAGCCCTTTGACTTCAAGGCCGTGGCGCTAAAATCAATTCCCAACTCCTCTGCTGCGTCTGACGCCTGCTTCGTTGGCTTAATGACGCCAGCCATAACCTGCCGCAGAGAGTTCATCGTCTCACTGGTGCCGAGGCCAGTTGTTGTGATCGCTGCGGTAGCGGCCAGAAGCTCGTCGAACGATACGCCCACCTGTGCGGCTGTAGGAGCTACCTTGCCGATGCTTCCTGCTAACTCCCCCACCGTAGTCTTGCCTGCTCTCATGGCGGTAAACAGGGCGTCTGAGTAGCCCTCTGCTTCGGAGGACGACGCGCCATAGGCGTTTAACGCTGAAGTCAGGCCGTCAGCAGCCGTTTCGACCTCTGTCACGCCACCTACCGCCAGCTTGTTCGACGCTATCAGCAAGTCAGTCGCTTCTGTCGCCGTCGATGCTCCAGCCGAGATAACGGAATAAAGCGCCTTTGCCTGCCCGACAGGTGCAGCGCCGAATTGAGCGGAAATTTCTTTGACCGACTCTGACAGGCCGCCCATGTCAATCGAATTAGTGAGCGTCGAGACCTCAGCCATCGCCGTCTCAAACGCGGCGGCTGATTTCGCTGCGGAAACAAATGCCGCGGTGACCGCACTGACGCCAACCAGAGCGCCAATGCTTTTCGCCGCTGAAACAGCGGAAGAACCGGCTGACTTGAACGCCTTGCCGGTCTTGCCGCTTTGCGCTTCTGCCTTACCCGCCGCGGCACTGAGAGAGTTTAGGCCGCCGGTTACCTTCTCGACGCCCTTGGCGGTGACCTCTACCTGTAGCTTGCCAATGTCAGTCATTTCCGCCTCTTGCTTATGCTTCTGAAGAAGCCATCAACCTTGCTTCGTTGTTCGTCATCCATTTCCAGTTCTGGCGAAAATGGCGGCGGACATAATGGATCCTCTGCGTCTGTTCTCGACCCGCAATAAACGCGGCTCAAGTGCATCAGCATTTCTACCTCTGAGATCGACACCGGCGTTTGCATCAAGCGTGACCAGCAATCGACCTCAGTGTAGGTCAAGGGGGCAATAGACATTCCACCACCTGACGCATAACCCAGCTCTGCAAGGTACAAGGCTACGTGATCGTAGCCTTGCAACTCTGGCATCTCGAGCAGGTGAGATTCCTCTCGCCTTAGCTCATCAATCCGAGCCTCTTTTCTCTCCTTTGGCTTAGTGGTCAGCCAAGCATAATGCCTAACGTACAGTTCAAGCGCCGTTAGGCTGTCAGCAAAAAATTGGAACGCTCATTCACGAACTCGTCCACCTGCTCACGAATCCATGAGTGCTCCTTGTACAAATTAAACGCCGCCTGCTCAGAGAATTTCAGAGTCTCGCCATCTAACACAATGTTCGACCAGCCAACCGTCACCTTCGACAGAATGCGAGCCGACATTTCTTCCAGTTCTTCCATCGTCTGCTTCTTGTTCTTCTTCTCGTTCAAGCGCTTGTTACCAAACTGCCGAACGACCTTTCGAAACTCATCAGAATCGGAACCATACACCGTGATCGTCAACGGCTGGCCTTTGTCGCTTTTCAGTACCGTTCCCTCAACGGGGTGCAGAAGCTCAAGCGTCTGCGGCGGTACGTTGTTTAGTGCTAGGTTTGCAATATCCATTGTTTGTTACCTCAGTGGTGTGGGTTGGGTTAAGCCGGTGCGGTCTCCAGAATGTCGCTGGTGATCTCAACCGTGACAGTTGAGCCAGTGATCTGATCGACGTTGCCAACATTGGTAGTGTAGCTCAGGACTTGAGCCAAAAAGTTCAATTTTGTACCGTCCTGTAGCACCACCTCGAAAGCGTGATCATTGTCGCTATCAAGCGCGGCGATCACTGCGGTTTGGCCTGCGTCTGAAGTGACACGCGCAAGCTGTAGCGTCATCTGCCCATCATTGAACGAACCCTTGCGCTTTACAGTGCGACGGTCGCCAATAGGCATATGCGTGACAAGATTGTAGGTGCGACCAAACTCACCCGCTTCCGTCACTTCAGCGATGTCGGTGAAGGTCAGGCTGGGGTAGCCGGTGGTCACGTTGTCATCGAACGTGGTCGGCAGAGTTGCCGAGATGCCGATGGTAGTTCCCGCGCTAGTGAACGCGCTAGTTGCTGCTGGCATTTTTCAGCCCTCCTTAGTTAACAACTTCGATAATGTCGCCGGTGATCTCGACCGTCACGGTGCTACCCGTGATTTGGTCGACGTTCCCGATGTTGGTGGTGTATGACAAAACCTGCGCCGTGAAGAACAATTCGGTCGCATCCTGTAACGTCACGCGGAACGAGTGATTGCCGTCCGAGTCAAGTGCGGTAATCAGGTCGGCCTGCCCCGCATCGGCAGTCACACGAGCCAATTGAAGCGTCATCTGACCATCATTAAATGATCCCTTCCGCTTCACGGTACGTCGATCACCGATGGGCATATGGGTGACAAGGTTATAGGTTCGACCAAATTCACCGGCCTCGGTAACCTCACCAATGTCTTGGAAGGTCAGGGCGTCAAAGCCGACCTCGTTGTAGGTTGCGGGTTCCGCATTCACCGCAATGGCGACGACGGTTCCTGCGCTAGTAAATGCTGAAGTTGCTGCTGCCATGATTCAATCCTCAGTCCGTGATGTGTTTGTACTCAATAACGACCGGAACGCAGTAATGCGATCCAGCCACCTCGCCGC